TCCTACAGGACCAACAGGCGTTACTGGAGATATAGGTCCTACTGGTCCTACAGGAGATATTGGTCCAACAGGACAGACTGGCCCTACAGGAGCCACAGGTGCTGACGGTGGATCAGTAAACTATTATGACTACCAAGCAAAGACCACAATAACAACAGGAGATCCTGGTAATGGACATGTTATTTGGAACAATGCAACACAAGTTTCTGCAACACAAATCAATGTGAGCCACATAAATCAAGACGGTATTGATATTGATATCTTCTTAGCATTGCTAAAGACAAACGACATTATAGTTTTGCAAGATGCAAATGACTCTAATAACTATCAGCAGTGGACTATCTCTGCAACACCAATTCCTCAAACAGGATACTTTGAATTACCTGTAACACTGAATACATCAGGTGGAACTGGTACAACTAACTTTTCTAACAATCACAACTTAATATTTGTAGTAACTGCAGCAGGAGTCGTTGGACCAACAGGTGCCACAGGTCCCATTGGTGCAACTGGAAGTACAGGACCTACAGGAGTAACTGGAGACACTGGGCCTACTGGCCCAACAGGTGTTACAGGTAATACTGGTCCCACAGGACCAACTGGTGTTACTGGCGATACTGGACCAACTGGTGTAACTGGTGATACAGGCCCTACAGGGCCTACTGGTGTCACAGGAGATACTGGTCCTACTGGCGTTACTGGTGTTACTGGAGATATTGGACCAACAGGTCCAGCAGGTGCTACAGGAGTTACAGGACCCGTTGGTGCAACAGGTTCTACTGGCCCACAAGGAGTCACTGGTGTAACTGGAGACACTGGGCCCACAGGCCCTACAGGTGTAACTGGTGATGCTGGAGTAACTGGAGACACTGGACCTACAGGTCCTACTGGTGTAACTGGTGATACAGGACCCACAGGTGTTACAGGAGATACTGGACCTACAGGTCCCACAGGCGTAACTGGTAATACAGGCCCTACAGGGCCAACTGGTGTCACAGGTAATACTGGTGCAACAGGAGTTACTGGTGATACTGGTCAAACAGGACCAACAGGAGTTACAGGAGACACTGGACCTACAGGTCCAACAGGAGTCACTGGAGATACTGGTCCTACAGGACCAACAGGTCCTCAAGGAGTAACTGGTGATACTGGTGCTACAGGACCTACAGGCGTAGGCACAACTGGTGCTACAGGACCCACAGGAGCGACGGGACCTGGAGGATCTGACTTAACAGCAGGACCAATCAGATCTACAGCAGGAACATCATCTATATTCTCACAAACAGGTTCAGGCGACACATTTGTAATGAGTGCTGGAAACCCAGTAGTTACAAGCGGAATGACTATTGACGGAATTGATATTAATAACGGAACTGGTTCAGGATTTGGTAACTTTGCATTTGGTAATGCAGGAAACCTTTCAAATCTAACTACAGGTGATCAGAACACAGCAATTGGTTCAAGAGGACAGGTAGACACAACAACTGGAAGAAACAATGTCAGTATTGGTGCAGATGTTCTAAGATACAATATTACTGGTAGTGACAATGTTGCTATAGGAAACTTCTCTCTTGGTGCTAATACATCAGGAAACATCAATGTTGCTATTGGTGGTAATATGAATAATTTAACAACAGGTAGTGGCAATGTTGGTATTGGTTCAGGAGCACTTTTTGATATTACAACCGTTTCAAATTTAGTCGCTATTGGAACTAGTGCTCTCAATAAAAATACAACAGGTACTAGTAATACTGCTGTTGGATATTCTGCACTTAGATTAAATACAATTGGTGAGGCAAATGCTGCACTTGGAAACAATGCACTTGAGTATAATACAACTGGTATTCAGAATATTGCAATTGGTGCTAATGCTATGCAGAATAATACAACGGGATCAAGTAATACTGCAATAGGTAGAAGTGCTCTTCTAGATAACACTACTGCAAGTAACAACCTTGCTATTGGAAATGCTGCAATGGAAAATAATACCACTGGTGCTACAAATGTGGCTATTGGTAACTCTGCTCTTAATATTAATACAACAGGTGGAGCAAATACAGCCATTGGACAACAATCACTTGAAAATAATACAACAGGTGGTGGTAATGTTGCAGTTGGTGGATATGCCCTTAATACAAATAGTACTGGTACTAACAATGTTGCTCTTGGAAATAATACTTTACAATACAATACAACTGCACAAGGAAATGTTGCTATTGGATATAACGCTCTTAATGCTAATACAGTAAATGGTGCACAAATAGCAATTGGAGTAAGTGCCCTTGAAGTTAATGATGCTGGTCAGTCAAATATAGCAATTGGCGATAATGCACTTGCAGACAACACTAGTGGTAATGTGAATCTTGCTATTGGTACTGGTGCACTTCTTGCAAATACTACTGGCTCTAACAATGTTGGTATTGGTTTTGCTGCTCTTCAAAGCAATACAACTTCTAGTAATAATGTTGCTATTGGAGGAAATGCTCTTAAATTTAGCACATCAGGTGAAGAAAATGTTGCTATTGGTATAAATGCTCTTGAAAATAATACTACTGGTGATTACAATACTGCTATTGGCTCCTATACGCTTTCAAGTAATACAACAGGCTCAGCAAATCTTGCAATTGGGTTTAGATCCTTAGCAACTGCTACAACAGCAAATGCTAACACTGCTATTGGTAATAATATTCTTGAATTTAATACATCAGGTGAAGGAAATACTGCAATTGGTCAAGGATCAATGTATGATAACACAACTGGTGGTTCAAATACTGCTATTGGTCAGTCTACTCTAGCAAATAATACAACGGGTAGTCAAAATATAGCAATTGGTTCTTCTGCTCTTAATACAAATACAACAGCCAGCAATAGCATTGCTATTGGAGTAGGATCACTACTTGATAACACAACTGGTTATCAGAATACAGCAATTGGAACTAATGCTTTAGGAAATAACACAACTGGATATTCAAATATAGCAATTGGTCCTAATGCTCTTGCTAATGCAACTACTGGAAACTCAATTATAGCAATTGGTGAAAATGCACTTGCAGCAAACACATCTGGAATCTTATTATTTGGTCTTGGTGTTAATTCACTTGCAAACAACACAACAGCCAACCAAAATACAGCAATTGGTAATCAGGCAATGTTTAGCACCACCACTGGTGGTGGATCTGTTGCTATTGGTGCTTTTTCTCCATTAGGTGCAAATACAACAGGAACAGGACATGTTGCAGTTGGTAATGCAACTCTTGCAAATAACCATACTGGTATTCAAAATACAGCAGTAGGTGGTCTTGCACTTCTATCAACTGTTGTTGGTAGTGGAAGCACTGGAGTTGGAAGACAGGCACTTCAGCAAACATCATCTGAAATAGCAACCTTTACGACTACTGGTGGTAGTGGATATACAGATGGAACCTACACAGGAATAAATCTATATCCAAATTATAGTTATTTCTTTAGTCAAGCAGTAGCAACTCTTGTTGTATCAGGTGGAGTTGTAACAACAGTTACACTTACGAATAATGGTATTGGAATGAGAGTAGGAGCAACTGCTTCCTTTGATCCAGCAGAAGTTCCAGCAGGATTACAGGCTGGTTCAGGATTCTTTATCACTATTGATACAGTAAATACTGGTAGCCAGAACACAGCCCTTGGATGGCAAGCAGGACGATATAATATTACAGGATCACGAAATCTGTTCCTTGGATATTCTGCAGGTATAAATGAAACATCATCTGATAATCTATATATATCTAACACCAACACATCAACACCTTTAATCAAGGGTAAGTTTGACTCTGCTGGTGGAAATGCTGGATCTGTACGGATTTATGGAGATTTGCAATTAACTACAAAGACTCCAGCCTCAGCATCTGCGACGGGAACCGTAGGAACAATTACATACGATAATGATTACATCTATATCTGTATAGCAACTGATACTTGGAAGCGAGTAGCAATAAGCACATGGTAAAATTAACTAAGGGAAAAGGGTAATCAAATGAGTCTATCTAAAAGACTAAAGGCATCTGGCGAAACCAGAGATATGAACAGTCAATATATTCTTCCATTGATTCCACCTCGTCCTTTGTTTGGTGTAGCCAACACAGGTACATATGTTGATACAGAATCTGCTATTCGTACATCTACCGTTTATGCATGTGTAAGATTACTTGGAGATACTATTTCCTCATTGCCAATGGGTGCTTATGTACGCAGAGGACGCAATCGTTTATCTTATGCATCAGTTTATGGAGATGTTCCAGCATGGATTAATACACCAAATCCAGAACAAACAAGACTAGAATTCATTGAGCAAGTAATTACTTCTATGCACCTACATGGTAATGCATTTATTTTGACGGTACGAGATGATAACAACGAAGTAACAGAACTATATGTATTAAACCCAAATGAAGTAAGAATTGAAAGACCTATCCCAGGAGAACCACTTGTCTACAGAGTTAAAGATATAGACAATGCTATGTACGATCAAATTTTAACAAGTAACGAAGTTCTTCATATTCCACTATTTAGAATGCCAGGATCATATTATGGCTTAAGCCCAATTGGTGCTTGCCGTATGTCTGTTGGTATTGCACAGGCTTCTGATACATATGCTGCCTCATATTTTGGTAACGCTGCTAATCCTGGTGGAGTTATTGAAGTTGCAGGAGAATTAAACTCAGAACAAGCAGCAGATATTGCTCGTAATTGGCAAGAATCACACTCAGGTCCATACATGGCAGGTAAAGTTGGTATTCTTTCTGGTGGTGCAGCATTTAAGCCACTATCACTAAATGCACAAGATGCACAACTACTTGAAGCAAGAAAGTTTAATGTTGAAGACATTGCAAGAATCTTCCGTGTTCCACTAACACTACTAGGACACCCTGTTGCAGGTGCTATGTCCTACTCATCTGTAGAAGCACAGAACCTTTCATTTGTACAGTATTCATTGCGTTCATTGCTAGAGCGTTTGGAACAAGCACTATCTCCACTACTTCCTGAGTCAGATGGATTTATTAGATTTAACCTTGATGCACTTTTGCGTGGTACTACAATTGAGCGTTTTGACGCATACACAAAGGGACTAAGAGAAGGCTTCTTGTCACTAAACGATGTACGCAACTATGAAGACCTATCATCACTTGGTGATTCAGGAGATCAATACAGACTTCCTCTACAAAACATTGATGCTTCACAAGCACCACTTGTTGGAGATAAGATGAAGGCTGAGATTGCATCTATCTTGGTACAGGTTGGATACAATCCAGATGATGTGGCTAAGATGCTAGATATCTCAGAACTAACTCACACAGGATTGCCTTCAGCACAATTACAGCAAGTATCCTTAGTTGATCCAACAGATCCAAAGGCTGCTTACAGTGATGAGGTCAAGGAATAATGCCTGTAGACAATGTTCCAGAGTTCATTAAAAATAATGCACAAAGAGGATTGGACTATTTGGGAGAAGGTTTTGGTGGCGACGGTCTAACTGAAGGTACCAAGAGAGCAGCAAGAGAGATGGCAGCAGGTCGTATCTCTGATGATAAAGTAAGAAAGATGGCTCCTTGGTTCGCAAGACACAAGGCAGATGGACAAGCACCACAGAACAAAGACTCTTCAGACCCAGGATATCCTGGTGCAGGATTAGTTGCTTGGCTGCTTTGGGGTGGAAATGCAAACTTTGATGATGCTGCTCAGGACTGGGCACAACGCCAAATAGATAAATTAGATAATGAAACTAATAAAGCAAGGAGTAAGATGAAGAAGACAGAACGCCGTACCTTTACGGTCAGAGACATAGAGGCAAGACAGGCAGAAGACGGTACTATGCGTATGGCAGGTTATGCTGCTGTGTTTAACGAAGCATCTGTTCCTTTGCCATTCATTGAGAAGATTGCACCAGGTGCATTCAGAAAGACACTATCTGAGACACCAGATGTTCGTTTATTGGTTAACCATGAAGGATTACCTATGGCCAGAACCAAAAACGGTACAATGAGATTGTCTGAAGATGAAAAAGGACTATTCTTTGAAGCAGAACTAGCAAACACACAAGAAGCAAGAGACCTATATACACTTGTTGAGCGTGGTGATGTTGATCAAATGTCGTTTGCATTTAGAGTTATCCGTCAAAATTGGAGCAAAGACCGTTCAGAAAGAACCCTTACTGAGGTAAGCCTTTCTGATGGAGATGTATCAATAGTCACATATCCTGCATATACTGCAACCTCTGTAGAGGCTAGAGAATTAATTAAAAGAGCCATGAATGAAATAAAAGCGGGAAGAGAAATAACAGGCGAATCCCTATTAGTATTAAAGCAAATCTTTGGAGACTTATCTGAAGGTCACGACTACATCATGAAGGCAGTAGAAGTAATGTCTATGCTATTTGGTGATGGCGAGATGGAAGATGATTCTATGTCTCCAATGCTTGAGGTTGAAGAAGACGAACTAGAAATGTCTAAGCGTGAAGAAGTTGGAGATTTTGTTCGTTGGAATTCATCTGGTGGCATTGCAAGAGGCCGTATTGAAGAAATCAAAACAGAAGGATCTATTAATGTTCCTGACTCAGATTTCAGCGTTGCAGCAGAAGAAGGAGATCCAGCAGTTCTAATTCGTGTATACAAAGAAGTAGAAGATGGTTGGGTAGCAACTGACACTCTTGTTGGACACAAAATGTCTACTTTGACATACATTGATCCACTTCCAGAAGCACAAGAAGAGGCTGCTAATGTTCTAAATGTTGTAGATGTTCCTGGTCAAGGTGGAAAGATTGTTGGAGATTTCCCATCAGTCCTAAACTTCCTTCCAGATAACATGCCAAGAATGTCTCTACGCTTAGCAAAAGCAAAGAGAAGCACAATAAAATAATATTCCTATCCAAAAGATAGGACTGAAGTCGGAGTTAGGCTCACACCCGTAAGCGTCGTGAAATCCATAACCACCACCTCAAACTTAAAAATACTCACAAAGGAGAACAATAAATGTCTTATTTAGACAAAGTAATTGAACGCCGTGATGCAGTTAAGGCAGAGTTGGACGCAGTTCTTGAGGCAGTAGCCGTAGAGAACCGTACAGACCTTACAGAAGATGAATCAGCAAAGGTTGATACCCTAGTTGAAGAGTCACGCTCACTAGATTCAAAGATTGAAAAGTTGACTGCACAAGCAGCAGCAGATGCTAAGGCAGCAGAAGCAAGAGCATCAGTTGCTGAAGTTGCAATGCCAAAGGTTGGCGGAACAAAGGTAACTCGTGAAGCCCGTACATACTCACCAGAGAATGCAGATGTTTCATTCGTAAAGGATGCATTTACTGCTAAGTTCAGCAATGACTATGCAGCATCAGAGCGTCTTGCTCGTCACACTCGTGAAGAGGAAATTGAGCGTCGCTCAGTAGGAACTGGCAACTTTGCTGGTCTCGTAATTCCTCAGTACCTTGTTGATCTAGCAGCACCATTTGCTCGTGCAGGTCGCCCATTTGCAGACTTCGCAACAAACAAGATGGTATTGCCAGCAGCAGGTATGACACTAAATATCTCACGCATGACTACTGGTACATCAACTGCAGTTCAGGCTGCTGAAAATGATGCAGTATCAAATACAAATGCTGACGATACACTATTGACTGTGAATGTTCGTACAATCGCAGGTCAACAGGATATCTCAAAGCAGGCAATTGAGCGTGGAACAGGTATTGACCAGTTCATCATCCAGGATCTTATCCGTGGATGGCACACAACACTTGACGACCAGATCCTTAATGGTGACGGTACATCAGGCTCAATGGTTGGTCTTGAAGGAACAGTAGGAACAAACAATGTAACCTTCACTGAAGCATCACCTACAGTTGCAGAACTGTATCCAAAGTTAGCAGATGCTTACCAATTGGTACAGACAAATGTATTCCAAAACCCAACACACTGGGTAATGCACCCACGCCGTCTAGCATTCTTGCTTGCAGGCGTTGACGGTTCACAGCGTCCACTCGTTCTTCCAGCCCTAAACGGCCCAATGAACGCAGTTGCAACAGGTGCAGGACAAGCATACTACGGTAACTCAGGTTACACATTGATGGGTCTACCTATCATTGCAGATGCAAATGTTCGTACAGACGCTGGTGCTTCAGGTACTGAAGATCGTATCTATTGCGTAAATGCAAATGAAATGCATCTTTGGGAGCAAGCAGGATCACCATTCGCATTGAACTTTGATGCAACAGGTGCAGGCTCACTCACAATCAAGTCTGTAGTCTACGGATACGGAGCATTCACTGCTGGTCGTTATCCAGGAGCAGTATCTATTATTTCAGGTACTGGTCTAGTAGCACCAACATTCTAATCTAAAAAGTATTCTCAGTAGGGCTAGGTTCGCTTAGCCTTACTGGGATACCCAGGAAAATATCCTAGGGTGGCAGGTGGATTTGGTGTTCGCCCCGTTTATCAGGTTCACCTGCCTTTACCTTAAGAAGGAATTATGAAGAGAATTAAAAAGATTTTTAGAATTAAAAAAGAAACAGCAACTGCAACTCCTAAGATGGAGAAAGCAATGTTGCCTAAGATGGAGAAGAGGAGCAAATGAGTAGACCTACGCTTGCACAGAGTTCACAGCCTAATAATGTCTATACGACTTTAGCAGATGTGAGAAATGCACTGCAGATTGAAGACAGCCTGGATGATAATGATATCCAAGCAGCGATTCTTGCTGCAAGCCGTATGATTGACGAGTATTGCCAAAGATCTTTCTATCAAGAAGGTACATTAGCAGCACCTGTAACTAAATATTACACGCCGTTAAGTCCGTGGTATCTAGAAATAGATGACCTTATTGAACCAACAGAAGTAAGATCAAGAGCAAATCAGTCTGGACCATTCACACAAGTCTGGAACTTAGACACAGATCTTATGTATGAGCCTGTTAATAATCCAGAAGTAGGTATGCCAATAACAAGACTATTAGCAATTCAGACATATGTCTTTCCTTACTTCTTTCCTCAGACAGTTAAAATAACTGGAGTCTGGGGTTTCAAAGCAATACCTTACGAAGTAGAATTAGCCTGCAAGATTCAGGCATCAAGATTATTTGTTAGAAAGCAATCTCCATTTGGTATTGCAGGATCTGTAGAACTAGGAACAGTTCGTTTGAACTCTCGTCTAGATCCAGATGTTGAGATGCTTCTAAAGACATACCGTAGAAACTTTGGATTGGCATTCTAATGGCTATTTCCAATATCAATGGTGTAAGAGATGCGTTAAAAGCAAATCTACAGACAATAACAAACCTGAGAGTTTATGATTTAATTCCAGATGTTATTGTTCCACCATGTGCAGTAGTAGGACAATTAGATTTCACATTTGATATTGACAACATGCGTGGCTTAGACCAAGCATCTGTTGATATATTTGTGATTGTACAAAGAATATCAGAAAGAACAGGACAAGACAAACTTGATAATTTCCTGGCTGGAAGTGGTAATGGTTCAATCAAAACTGCTTTAGAGTCAGATAGATCACTAGGTGGCCTTGTTGATACACTCAGAGTTATAAGTGCTGAAAGTGGTACATATACTTCTGGTGATCAGTCTTTCTTATCATACCGTTACAACCTCACAATTTGGGGCTAAGGAGAAAACAATGCAATATGTAGTATCAGGTGCTAAAGTTTGTGGTAAATTAAATGGTGAAAAACTTACTACAAGTGATATACTTAGTGCAGGAGGAAGTGTTGAACATCTTCTTGCTTCAGGCAATATCAAAGAATCAACAAATACACCAAAAGCAGTAAAAGAAGTAGAAGCAGTTCAGCAGGTAGTGGATACACTCCCTGTTTTTAATCTAGATAACGAACAAGGAGAAAAACCATGGCAAGAATAGTACTAACAAATGTACAGGTAGTAGTTGGAGGCGTAGACCTCTCAAATCATGTTGCTTCAGTAACGCTTGGAAGCACATATGATGTAATTGAGACCACTGCATTCGCAGGAGGAAATGTTCCAGACGCAGCAAAGACTCGTACAGCAGGACTTGTTGATAACTCAGTAACACTTGAGTTCCACCAAGACTTTGCAGATCCTGGTGCAGGAAACACACCAGTAGAACAAACAATTTATCCACTACTTGGAGAAGTTACGGCTATTGAAGTTCAACCAATCACTTCAGCAACACAAGGACCAACCAATCCTAAATACACATTTGAGGCTTTGGTTTCAGAGTGGACACCACTAAACGGTGCTGTAGGCGAATTGGCCACTGCATCTGTTACATGGCCAATCACTGGCGCAATCACAAAGACGGTCTAATAACAAATGGCAAAATTAGTCTTAACAAACGCAAAGGTAACTATTGCAGGAACAGATTTGAGCGACCATATCGCTTCAATCTCTCTTGCAACACAGTATGATCTTGTTGAGACTACTCAATTTGGTCAAACTTCAAAACAATTCGTTGCTGGCCTTGCTGCTAACACAATTACTTTTGAATTTTACCAAGATTTCCAGGCAGGCTCAGTAGAGTCAATAATTTTTCCTCTACTGGGCACTGCTACCACTTGTAGAATAAAACCAATAGATGCTGCAAGATCAGCAGATAATCCTGAATACATCATGGATGGAACAAATGGATCAGGTAGAATTCTAATTTCAGAGTGGCAAGCATTAAATGCTGCAGTAGGAGAAATAACAACAGTAAGCGTAACATGGCCAATATCTGGCGATGTTATCAAATTAACAACACCTTAGAAGGGGCAAAAAAAATGGACGGACTACATATAAAAGTAAAGACTACTGATGGGTTTGAAGGAACACTATCCTTAAGACCACGATCAATAGTATCGTTTGAGCAAAAGTTTGGCAAAGGATTTGCTAAATTGCTTAGCGAAGATCAGAAACTAGAACACATCTACTTCCTTGCATGGAGTGCATTGAAGGATAGTGGGAAGGTTGTGAAACCATGGGGCGACAGTTTCCTTGACACATTAGACAGTGTTGAATTAGTTGTAGACCCAAATTTAGAATCCACAGAGACAGCCTAACATATTCGTTAGCAATGATTTCTGTGGAGTCAGGCTTATCTCCTAACGATTTGCTTGATGCTCCAGATGGAGTACTTGAAGCAATAGTTATTTACCTTAAAGAAAGAAATAAAGGAAACGATTAAATGAGCAAAGATGCAATAGTGTTGGTTGGTGTTAAAGATACACTAAAAGCATTGGAGTCTTTTGATAAGCAAGCAGTTAAAGAATTCACTAAGGTTATTAATTCTGAACTCAAAAATGCTAAACAAGACGCTCAAGGATTTGTTGCTGGTGATCCACCTCTTAGTGGGTGGAGCACACAGCCTCCTAAAAAACCTCGTTCTCGTGGTGGTGCAGGATGGCCTGCTTGGGACCAAAGTGTTATTAAGGTAGGAATATCAGCAACTAAGGCTGAAGGCAAAGTAAGAAGAGACTACACAACTTCTGCGGGAGCGTTGAAAAACAGATCAGCAGCAGGTGTAATATATGAATTAGCAGGAAGAACAAATAGAGGTACTGGTACATTTATTAGTAACCTTGAGAAGAAAGAGCCAAAAGCATCTCGTTTAATCTGGAAATCAGTAGACAAGAATAAAGACAGAATAGTTAAGAATGTTTTTGATGCTTTTGAAGATGTACAGAGAAAATTACAACAAAATTTAGAAAAGGAGCGTGGCTAGTATGGCATCAGGTGCAGTAGTAGCCAGAATCCTCACCCAGTATTCTGATAAAGGATCTAAGCAGGCTCAAAGAGATATTAAGAATCTTAGCAATAAGATTGATGCATTTGGTAAAAAGGCTTTAAAGTCATTTGGTATTGCAGGTGCTGCCTCTGCAGCCTTTGCTACTAAACTTGCTGTAGATGCAGTTAAAGGTGCTGCAGCAGATGAAAAGGCTTTAGGAGCACTATCTATTGCTTTAAGAAATAACACTAATGCTACAGATTCTGCTATAAAGGCTAATGAACAATTTTTAGATTCTCTTGAACTACAAGTTGCTATTGACAACGAACAACTGATTCCTGCTCTTCAGCAGTTAGCAACAGCAACTGGAGACTTAGCACAAGGGCAAAACTTACTAAGACTTGCCACAGATGTTTCAGCAGCGTCTGGAAAAGATTTATCTGCCGTTTCAATGGCACTTTCCAAAGCAGTAAATGGAAATTTTGGGGCACTTACAAAATTAGGATTACCTCTTGATGCTAATGCTATTAAGGCTAAAGACCTAGGAGCAGTATTAGTTCAATTGGCAAATATAAGCAGAGGACAGGCTGCTGCAGCAGCAAATACTTTTGCTGGCAAATTAGCAATACTACAATTACAGATAAACCAGGTAAAAGACAGAATTGGTATAGCGTTTATGCCAGCACTGACTATACTTGCAACTTATATCAAGACTGCAGTTATTCCTCAACTTGAATACTTTATATTCTTAAATCAATACAAGATGCAGAATGCTCTTGAGGCTACTGTTAAAAATGTTAAAGAAACTGCTAACGCCATTGGAAATATCTATGCAGTAATTAGCGCAGTTAATGATATTTTGCCACTTGGTATTGGTGGATACATTCAACTAGCAGCAATAATGTATGGTGTTGCTAAAGCAGCAATTGCTGTTAAGTTTGCAATGGATGTTGTTGCTGCATCACAACTAAAAATGAGTTTAGTTACAACTTTAAATAGACAAGAACATGCAAAAATCTTTAGAGAACTTAGCAAGATATCTCCTGCAGCCAAACTAGTTGCTGGTGCATTTGGTACAATGAAAGCAGAAGCATCACTTCTATATACATCAGTAAAAACAGCAACTACAGGAGTGATGGCTGGAACAAAAGGAATGGGATTGTTTGCCATTGCTACTAGAGGAGCCAATGCTGCTTTAGTGGCATTTATTGCAACACTTAAAGGCATTGGTGCTTTCCTTGCAAGATATGTAAAGCAAATAGCAGTTGTTCTTGCAATTCTTGGAGCCATTGCTGCAGTAATTGAATTTTTTGACAAAGATCCAGTTAAACTAGATGCAAAAGCACAAGCAGCAGAATATAGTATGTGGTATTCAACTGTTATTAAGGGCTACACAGGAATGGATCATGCTCGTAATGAGTATCTTAGAAAACAAGACGAGATTAATTCTAAGACAAAAGAAGAATTAGAACTTGAAAAAGCACTGGCAGAAATGACTGCCAAGAATGCTAAAGATGATGCAAAAAGAGCAGCAGCAGAAGCAAAAAGACAATCAGTTTTAAATGCACTTAAGAAGATGAGCATCACCATTGGTACTGGTAAGAAGACCATAAAGGGTGTCACTCCAACAAGTACGCTTGATCCAGCAGCACAGGAGGCTATTCAATTTGAGGCTGTTCGTCTTAATTTAGTTAAGCAGAATAACCTTGCTGAGGCAGCACGAATTGCAGCAGTCCTTAAAAGCCGTGATGCCCTAACAGAAGCAAATAAGCAACTTGCTCGTTACAATGATTTGCTTGCAGTACTTTCAGATAAAGTAATCACTTCTGATGAAATAGTTATTCTATCTAAAAAGTGGAATATGACTACAGAAGCAGTACAGTCATACATTCAAACATTAATTGCAGTAGGCGATGGAGTAATTTCAGATGATGAAGTTACTAATCTGGCTAAGGCTTGGGGCAGCAGCAAAGATCAGGCTGCAAGATATCTTGATTTCTTTAATTACCTAAATGATGGTAAATTGTCTGATGCAGAAATTGCTAAGTTACAAGAACGATGGGGTTTGAGTTCTAAAGAAGTTAGAATCTATGCAGATTTAATTACTAAGGCTAGTGATTATGTTCTTAGTGATGCAGAGATTGAAGCCCTAAAGAAGAATTGGGGATTAACAACAGATGAAGTTGTTGCTTACATCAAGAAACTTGGACAGCCAGTAACATTCTCAGGAACACTAATTGATCCTGCTACACAGGCAGAACTAGGTTGGAAGAATGCTTTAGCAGCACTTCAAGCATACCAGGCAGCACTTGCTGGTAAAGGTGTAACTTCCTCAAGTTCTTCAAGTTCTTCAAGTTCTTCAAGTTCATCTAGTTCTTCAAGCACAGCAGCATCAGCAGCATCAGTTTCTGCAGCAGCATCATCCGTAGCAGCAGCAGCGTATGCAACTGCAAAGGCTGCAGGAGATATGAACGCAGCAGCGATAGCAGCAGCAGGAGTAAGACCAAGTGCATTAGCAGCAGGTGAATCTGGAGCAATAGGTGCAGCATCTATAGCAGCCCAACTAAGAGCAGCAGAACAAGCACAAAAGAACGCTACAACTCTTGCTGATTTTAAAGCAAAAGAAGCAGCAGATTTAGCAGCATCTCAAGCAGCAGCAAGAACAATGGATTATGACGAAAGATTTAGATTCAGATCAATGACTATGGCTAATGCATCAAGTATATCTGGATCATCATCTTCTTCAGCACCAGTTACAGTTAATCTAACAGTAAATGGATCTGTATCTACTGAACAGGATCTGGTTTCAGCAGTAAGAAATGGATTGCTTGCTACCCAGACTAATGGTAACACTCTAACATTGCAGGCGATATAAAATGGCGACACCAGTAGTAGGCGTAGAGATTGACTTCTCAAACGGTGCATCATTTGGATATCCATTCATATTAGATGATATAGACTATGGAATCTTAGGAACAAATATTCTTGCAGATGCCGCAGCAGATATTGTCAATGTTACTGATAGGGTAATGTCAGTGTCTACTCGTAGAGGTCGTAACCGTATTCTTTCTAACTTTGAGGCTGGAACTGCGACGGTAACGCTAAATGATCCTAATTCAGATTTCAACCCACAGAATACTTCATCACCATACTATGGTAAATTACTACCATTACGCAAAATAAGAATATGGGCAGATACTACAATTTTAGGTCAAACTTTTAGAATTGCTATATTTTCTGGATATATTAATTCATTTGATACTTCTTTTTATCAAGGAGTAGATTCTACATCTACAGTTACATTACAGTGTACTGATGGGTTCCGTCTTTTAAACAATGTTTCTACAAATACTGCTCCAGTTCCTGGTTGTACTGCAGGACAATTATCTGGTGCTAGAGTAAACTCATTACTTGATTTTTCAGGTTTTCCAAATTCTTTAAGAAGCATAGATGTTGGTAATTCTACAATGCAAGTAGATCCAGGTGGAGAAAGATCAATTCTTGCTGCTATTCAGACAATTGAACAATCTGAGTTTGGTGCATTTTACATGTCAAGACAAGGTGAAGCAAAGTTTTTAGATCGTACAACAGTATCTGAATTGGCTGATTCCACTGTAAGAAATTATACAGATATTAATCCAGGTGCAGTAGATTTAACATATACAAACCTAGATTTTGCTTTTGATGATCAACTTATCTTAAATGATGTTACAGTAACAAGAGTTGGTGGAACTGCTCAAAATGCTGTTTCTGCAGAAAGTATTGCTACTTATTTTAGAAAATCTGGACAAAGATCTGATATCCTAGTTGAAACAAATGCTGAGTCTTTAGATCAAGCAGAGACTATTCTTGCTGCTCGTAAAAACTCAGATATTAGAATTGACGCTATGACATTAAACTTATCAACAGGAACTGAGTTTGAAGCACTTGTAAATGTTTCTATGGATATTTATACTCTTATTAAGATTACAAAGTCTATGCCTGGCGGATCTTCAATTACTCGTGAGTTGTTTGTTCAAGGTGTTCAACACGATATAAGGCCAGGAACCTGGAAAACTAGACTTCTCACAGCAGAACCAATTATCCAGGCTTTTATCCTAGATTCGCCAGAACAAGGTATACTAGGACTAACAGATCCACCTAATACAAATGCACTATCATACTAAAGGAGAAAGACAATGCCACTAGGCCCAAACGCAGGATATCGTCTATATACAACAGGCGATGTTCTAACTGCAGCACAGGTTCAAAACAACCTGCAAAATCAAACAATTATGTTCTTTGCATCTGCTGCAACAAGAGATGCTAACACAGCACTAACGGCTGCCCTAACAGAAGGCATGTTTTGCTACCTTGCAGACAGTAATACTGTAGAATTTTACACAGGCTCTGCTTGGACAGGATTTGCTACTGGAGACATAACTGAAATAACTGCTGGTGCTGGAATTACAGTCACAAACGGAACTGGACCTATTCCAACTATCGCTGTATCAAGTAATCCAACACTAACATCACCAAAAGAAACAATTGAAATTGTTGCTGCAGGATCATCAGGTACTATTAATCTTGATACTTTAACAGCATCTGTTGAATATTATACTGGTGCTGCAACAGGAAACTGGACATTAAATGTTCGTGGAAGTGGTGCAGCAACTCTTAACTCAACAATGGCAGTTGGAGAGCAAATCTCTGTTGTGTATCTTAACACAAATACTGGCACTGCTTACTATCCAACAGGCTTTACTATTGATGGATCAGCAGTAACTCCTAAGTGGCTAGGTGGAACAGCACCTTCTTCAGGAAACATTAACTCAGTTGATGCATATGTTTATACAATTATAAAGACAGCAGCATCAACATATACTGTTCTTGCTTCACAAAACAAGTTTGCTTAATTAATATTTAAAAGGAGAATCGTGAGTCCGTTATTTCGTAACCCAAGTGGTATAGGTGTAGTACTAAGATTTATTGCACCAACACCTCCACCTGTGGTCCCACCAGTAGTGCCTCCTGTCGTTCCTCCTGTCGTACCACCAGTAGTGCCACCTGTGGTTCCACCAGTCGTACCTCCAGTTGTACCTCCAGTCGTACCTCCAGTTACACCTCCACCTGTGACACCACCAGTTGTACCTCCTGTAGTTCCTCCTGTGGTACCTCCTGTTGTTCCTCCTGTGGTACCTCCTGTTGTTCCTCCAGTGGTACCTCCTGTTGTTCCTCCAGTGGTTCCACCTGTGGTTCCACCAGTAACACCTCCTGTAGTTCCAACAACAACATATTACTTCTGTTGCTGTGGTAACTTAGGTGGCTGCCAGTCTGTCTCAACAGCAACTGAAGGAGAAGCATACGCTATTGCAGGTAATGTTTGTGATAATGCTTATGGATCTGGACTCTGTGCATTTGGTACAAGCCCATCAACTGGTTGCACCTGTTTATAATGCAAAAAGTTAATTTAAATGATAGAATGGAGTACTATGTTAACAGAAGATAATATATGTTTCTCAGACGAAGATGAGCAAGCATTAATAGATAGCACTGAAGTTGGAAAGCAGTATAGTATTCCTCTAGTTTATGTTTCTATTTTTAATGAAAATGGCGACATTGAGTGGCTACGACAAATAAGAACATATACCTGGTTTACTCAACTTTTAAGCAAAGCAGTAACTATTGAAGGTGTAAATGATGACTGCTCAATTGTTAGATTTGTTGATTCTGACGGTAATGAATTAGATCAACTAACCACCACCTCTGAGTTTGGATCTGTACTATCAAGTAATCCAAGAATACTTTTTGGCGATACAACATTTACAAAGAAATAAGAAAAAGCGGGGCAAACAATGGAAACACCTTGGAAGAAATATAAAGAAAAGAATGGAATAACTCCATTAGATCTAATCAATCCTACATTAACAAAGGTCTCTGATGAACAATATGATCAAAGATTAGACACATGTAAAGCATGTCCATCCTTTTTACACATGACTAATCAATGTAAAAAATGTGGTTGCTTTATGACTTTTAAGGCAAAATATCAAATTTCAAAGTGTCCAATAGGGAAGTGGTAACATGAAAGAACTAGCACCAGGAATAGTAGTATTTGAAAATATATTTCCTGAATCAATGGACTATATTGCCAAGATAGAAGAAGCAGGCATTTCTTGGAGGGCAGCAGAAGTACTTGTAAGCGAAGAAGAGCATCAGTCTGGTACAAATACTAAGGCTAGAGATACAGACTTAATCATGCTTCCACATCACACTGATGAAGGAAACTCAGTTCTTGATGAATTTACAAAGAAGTTTCATGAACAAATGAAGCCTTGCTTAGATCAGTATATGGCAGCATATTACGCAAAGATAGAAAAGTTTGAAAACCCACAACTACTGAGATACGGTAAAGAGCAAAAGTTCCACGACCATATTGATGACCATCCATTCTTTACTCGCAGAATATCTCTGACTTATTACTTAAATGATGAGTATGAGGGTGGCGATGTTGAGTTTAACAGACATGGATTAAGGTTTAAGGCTAAGAAGAATGACCTTCTAATCTTTCCATCTAACTTTATTTATAATCATCAGGTGCACCCAGTTACTGATGGACTAAGATATGTGGTGGTCCAATGGATGGCATAAACAAAGAAGTTGGTTTAATTAAGAATGTTTTAAGCCCTGCTGATTTTGATAGACTTCGTATGCATTTTAAAAATCATGAGGGATTAAAATCTGTACCTACTGATGAGTTTGGTAGAAAATTAGCGGGAGACCAATCAGAACCAATATTAAAAGAATTTAGTGAAATGTTACTACCAAAAGTAAGAGACTATTTTGGCAGCCAGACAATGCTTCCTTCCTATTCATTATTTGCAGAATATTCTGATGAGACTATTAGTCTTCATAAGCACAAAGATGCAAATGCTTGCACATATACGCTTGACTTAGTTCTCTATCAAGGAGATCCTTGGGCGTTATACATAGATGGTAAAGCATATACAGCCAATCCAAACGAAGCAATTTTGTTTATGGGTGAGGAATATGAACATTGGAGAGAAACTCTTTATAACAATACTGGCAAAATTGGTGTTGTCTTCTTCCATTATGTTGAACCAGAGCATTGGTACTTTACAAAAGGTCCAGACCATGTAAAAGAAATATGGGCACAGCAGGAGAGAATGTGAACATAGGATTTATTGGTTTAGGAAAACTTGGCTTGCCTTGTGCTGCAGCGATGAGTGTTAAAACTGGTAAAACAGTTTACGGGTTTGATGTTAATCCTAATATACAAAAGTACATTGACGATAGAAAGACTCCATACATTGAAGAAGAGTTAGAAGACTATCTAGCAAACGCACAGTTTAGTATCAAAGACTCTATAGATTCTGTTTTAGATAACTCAGATATTGTTTTTGTTGCAGTACCTACTCCACATTTAGAAAGATTTGAGGGCAACTGCCCTATTCCAGATGATCGTGCAGACTTTGACTATAGTTATTTAAAAGATGTAGTAGTAAAAATAAATGACTACCTATCTAAGAAAACAGATAAGAACCTAGACATAGTAATTATCTCTACAGTTTTGCCAGGAACAATAAGATCTCAGATCCTACCACTATTGACTTCCATAAGAGATGGCGTTAATATATTCTATAATCCATATTTTATTGCTATGGGTACAACTATTCATGACTTTTTAAACCCTGAGTTTGTCCTGATTGGCAGGATCTCAGAAGACTCTTCTCGTCTAGTATCAATATATAAAACATTTTTGTCTTGCCCTGTTGTAGAAATTACATTAGAATCAGCAGAATTAACCAAGGTTGCCTACAATACATTTATTGGAATGAAGATTGTTTTTGCAAATACTTTGGCAGAGATAACAGAAAAAATTGGTGGCCATGTTGATGAAGTAACAGACACATTGTCATTAGCCACAAACAGAATCATATCTAACAAATATATGAAGGCTGGAATGGGTGATGGTGGTGGATGCCACCCAAGAGACCAGATAGCGATGTCTTGGTTAGCAAAAGAGATTGACCTATCTTTTGATATATTTGAAATGATTGCAAAAGCAAGAGATCAACAATCTATGTATTTTGCAAAAATATTAAAAAAGGCACAAGATGAAAGCGGAAACGAAGTTATTGTATTAGGAAATTCCTATAAAAAAAATATTGGAATAACAACTGGAAGTCCATCTATACTTCTTCAGCATTACCTACAAGAATTAGGAGTAAGGTTTAGATCTTTTGATCCACTACAAAATAATGAAAAACTTATTTGTGATGGGCCAAAGATATTCTTTGTTGCCACTCCACATGATGTATTTAGAACTTTATCTCTTCCAGTACAGTCTTGGATTATTGATCCGTGGGCAGATGAACAAGAATCTATTCATTGGCAATATCAAGTTTGGAATAAGAGCATTGGAAGGCCTAAGTGAATTTAACATATATTGGTTATTCTCAAAATGGTCTGGGAAATCAATTTTCTAGTCTTCAATTATTTGCAGGACTTCTTGGCCACCTCAAAGATACTAACATTAACCTTGTATGGGACCTAACTCATAGAAATATAGAAGATCCTCAATCAGCAAGTTGGAACAAAGTTAATACAGAAAAAATAGATAAACATTTAAACAATTTAAAAAATCCTACTATTTTTGATTTGGTTGATTTTAATTACGATAATTACACTCTACATAAGAACGACTATTTCTTAAAAGACAGGTCATCAATAAATTTAATTAATACTCATGAATCATATTTAAATGTATCTGGAAATACAATAAACGAAAAAGATTTTGCAGGAACAAGAAAAAAGGTAGAGTTTAAAGAAGATTGTGACAATTTAATGACTAATACCTTGATGTGGTATAGCAGATTTTTTTATGACAGGTCTAAAGATATAGATGTTAACTTAAGCAAATTTAGATTTAAACAAGAATATTACGACATTGCAGAAAAAATAGCAAAGCATTATAAAAATTTTAACGGTACACAAATTAGAATTATGCCAGATCATCATAAGTATTATAAATTTACTCAAGATGCCTTAAATCAAGGATTAGATCAATTTGACAACAAATCATTGCCAATTTTATGCAGCATAGATGACTTTAATAGTAATTTAATAGATAAAAATAAACTAATTCTTCTTGAAGACATTATTCTTGGAGAATTTTTAAAGGATTTTAAAGAACTTAGATTTCAAAACAGAGTGACAGTTGCTTTGATAAGTGCTCTTGTGATGTCTATGGCAGAAGACTTTGTTGGAACGCCATTTTCTACTTTTAGCACAATGATTTACCAATTAAGGAATAACAACGGAGACGATAGATTTAAATACTATCCTTCTAAAAACCCTGTTTTTGACAACAAGAACACCCAAGGTGGACACTATAGTTGGTCACGACTAAGTGTTGGAACATGGGAACGAGATTGGAAAGAGTCAAAACTAAATGTATGACAACAATATGATAGGAGAGTCAATTAAATGAAAGCAGTAGACACAAGATCTGTCAAAAACTTCTTTCCAGCAGAACTATTTGAGAAGGTAAAGAAGCAATTACTTGAGATGAATCTAGGACCTGATGGCCCACATTTCTATCATACAGTCGCTGGTAGATGGTTAGAAGAAGTTCGCTTTGATGCTGAGACAGAAGCAGAAATCTTAGAAATAGCCAAGAAGACATTTGGTTCTGACACAATCCAAAGAGCAGGATTCCACACTGGAAGATACCAAAAGCAAAACGGTATTAAGCCACAACTATGGAAGCATTATGATCAATCAGCCTGCCAGTATTCTTTAGATATTTGCATTGATAAAAACATTGACTGGCAATTGGCAGTAGACGATGTTTTCTATGATGAACAACCAAATGACTGTATTGTCTTTTGTGGAAATTATCAAATGCACTGGAGACCAGAGTTTCCATCAGAAGATGAAGACAAGTTTGTGCACTTGCTATTTATGCAATTTGCAGAACCTGATCACTGGGCGTTTACACCAGATGGACATGCTGAAAACTCATGGAAGTCAGACTTTAGATTTAGAGCCAAGATGGGCTACTGGTCACAACCAGACTACAGCAATGACAGACCAATTTGTCCATGCTGTGACTATCGTGGAGTTCTAAACTTTGAAAGACAATATCAATTAGAGAAGCATCTCTGGGAAGGCCAAGAAGAGTCATGACACCACAAGACTGGGCTGCATTTTTTGTAGCAATCTTTACCCTAATTGGAGGACTTGCTACAGCAGTTCGTTGGATGGTAAAACACTACCTATCTGAATTAAAACCCAATTCTGGCTCAAGCCTAAAAGATTCTGTTAATAGGCTAGAAATCCAGGTACAGCAAATTATGACTATTCTCATGACTGAGAATGTACGACCTAAAAGAAAAGCACCACCAAAGGAGAAATAATGGCTACAAAGAAACCAGCACCAAAGACAGTTAAAGAACAAGCCCTAGCAGCAGGATCATCATATCTTAGAGCAGCCGTAGCAGCCGTACTTGCTATGTACATGGCAGGAATTACAGATCCAAAGGTATTAGCAAATGCGTTCTTGGCTGCATTAGCAGGACCAGTACTAAAAGCCCTACAGCCTAATGAAAAAGAATTTGGCATAACAAAGAAATAAGAGTACAATAGGTGTATGTAGATCAAATACAGAACCACCATTATATGAATACATATCTGATTAATTATCTACATGGAAGGGCCTCAGTTAATTCTGAGGTCTTTTCCTTGTTTCTAGAGTGCCTGTTTTAGGTGCCTAGCAGCCGTTTTAAGGCCCGTTTAGGCATCTACCTATACCTCAGTGACCAAAACCCGTCAATCGTCAAAAACTGAGCGTGAAAAAAAGTGAAAAAGGGCATTCAGAGACGGACCTTATCCCTGGTTCTTTTATAGACAGTAGACCCATATTTATTTATTACTTTTTTGAGGCCAACCTCTTCAGGAGAAGCACAGCGTCTGTCCTTTCCAAAGGCACCAATACGATGCTTGTCTCCAGCCTCAGTAGTAGCAAAATTGAGGTGGCAGCCAGAGCAGACCTCAATGAAGTTTTGTAGTTGTTCACCTGTGTAAGGATTAATAAAGTTTTCTAGTTTCATAATTAAAGTCTATATCATCCATGTCGTAATTGTCAAGAATGGTGTAAACTAGAGTAATGTCAGAGTACAAAGAAGGTTTCACAGACGGATATATCTTCGCCAAGGAAGAACTGGTGGAGAGATTATCTGAGGTTGAAGGTCTAGATTCCTGGACCATTGATCAGATCTGTGATTTAATTGAGAAGAACAAATTGTAAAGGAGGTAAGTCTTATGCCAATGAGTAGGGGCAGTTCAACTACCAAAGGAGAAGATTTATTAAGCGAAACAAAAACCTATGGCAAAGAGCAGTAATTGCTATTTTGCTGGCAGTATTTTTACAAGCGAGTATTACAACAGAACAAGCAGTACCAGAGTTAGTTATTTACAAGGATAGACCACCCTTGCTGAGCGTAAATGCAAAGGAAGTGGCTAAGGATTTGCTCAATAAAGAGCAATTTTTGTGCCTGACCAGGCTGATTGGCAAAGAGTCAGCGTGGAATTCAAAGGCACAGAACCCAACTTCTACAGCCAGTGGAATTGGACAACTCTTAGACAGCACAGCAAGCAGTCTAGGAATGAAGAAATCAGATAGTGCAGTATCCCAATTGGTTGCTACGCTATCTTATATTTCCAGAAGGCATTCACATCCATGTGGAGCCTGGAAACATTTTCAGAAGAAAGGCTGGTATTAAAATGGAAGAACTAGATAAGATAATTGAAGATTTAAAACTAGAGTCTACTGAAGTATGGAGCCGTGACAAAGACGGTAATCTAGTAAAAGTAAAGATATACTAAGGAGAAATCATGACAGAAGAAATTACACAAGAAGAAGATTTTGTTGAAGTTTGGACTACTGATGAAAACGGTAATAGAACAAAAATCAAACTATATTGACATACACTTATACCACCTGCTACAATAGTATTCTATGTTGACACCTCCGTGATTTCATAGATATAGGAAGTCCTGGTTCTTTAACTCCCGTTTCTGGCCAGGGCTTCCTTTTTTTGTATACATTTGACTTTTAATAAAACATCATGGTACACTGATATCACTGCGAAGTTTTACGGTACCTCTCCAGTGAGAAATAATTTTCTCTAGTCAATCTGTTTCTTACTATTTTTTAATTAAAATAGTGGTTACGGTTGCTTAGAGAAATTAGGCACTGTATATCTTCTATATACTATATAAGGAAATGGGATAAATATGTTAGATAATGATTGGTTAACTATAATCAATAAATACAAGAAGACTTGTAATGTTTGTAATAGGTCTATGGTTACAGGAGAATTAATCCTGTGGAATAAGAAAACAAAAGAATCAATGCATCAACCTGAGATGTGTAACTTTTTGGGCATTAGAAAGAAAATGCCAAAGCGAAGAGTAGAAGAATCACAATATGTGTTTCCAGTAGAGGTATCTTACAAATGAGTAGAAAAGTATTTCCTGTAAAAGTTACCTATAAAGAACCTTCTTCTGATTTAGGACTACTTCTTGAATATGAAGCATCTTTGGCTGATAGACAACCTGTTGGTCCAAGAGGTGGAAAACTAAGAAAGAAAAAGACCAAGGTAAAAAATGGATAATGTATTTAAAGCCATAGTAACGGCAGGCGTTATTAATCTAGTAACAGGAAGCCCAATCATTGCAATGTCCATTGGTTGGTTAGCATATTTCTATTGGAGCAGCAAAAATGACTAAAGAGTACGAGCCAGTAATAGTTAAATCCTTTTGGAGAAAGCACAATGAGGCAGAACTTAATGCTATGTCTGATGAGCAGATTATGCAGTTGATTGATTCTCATGTTGAGACCTTTATGGATTCCTGGCAAAAAAGGAATAAGGGCAAAGACTTTCCAGATCTAGCCAAAGGCACAATTGCTGATGTTCGTAACAAGAGAACCAACATTAGTAAAGCACCAAAGATAGTTAGGTCATGATACAATGGTAAGACGATATTTTCATAGATATATGAATGATAAACACTATAACAAGAAATGGAGAAAAGAAATGGGTGGAATAAGTTTAGACGGAGTTCGTTCAGAATGGATTAGAGGACAAGTTACTCCTGAACATAAAGTACAAGAAGCAGTAGATTCACTAAATGCTGCTATTGATAGACTTGATGCAATTATTAACGAGATGAAGGAAATGGGGCAAAACAATGGAACTAACAACAAACCAAGATAATAATCAATACGAGATTGAAGAACTTATTGGTATCAAGATTTCTTTGATCAATGCACTTGAGCAATTAGATTTTCTTATTGACAGCATGAGTGACAGTTGTGACTGTGAGGATGGTTGCTGCAAGTGAGATTTCATGTTTTGGCATTGCCTCATACGCAAGTAACTGAAGATTACTTCTCCTGTGCGTATACGGCTAAAACCCATGGTTTTGTTAGAATGATGACTAGCATTGGCCATGAGGTATTTTTGTATGCTGGTGAAGAAACAACATCTAATCCTACAGAATTGATTACCTGTATTTCTGAAGGAGAAAGAGCAGAGGCTGTTGGCAATAATCATTTTACATCAACATCCTTTGATAATACTCTTCCACATTGGGTAACTTTTAACAGCAATGCAATCAGAGAAATAAAGAAACGCATACAACCAAAAGACTTTATCTGTATTATTGGAGGTCTTGCTCAGAAGCCAGTATCAGATGCATTCCCTGAAAATATTTCAGTGGAGTACGGTATTGGGTACTCTGGTGTATTTAGTAATTACAAGGTATTTGAAAGCAATACATGGAGATCAGCAGTCTATGCTCAACATCGCAATGCTGCATCAGTAGACATTAACTTTATGGATACTGTTATTAATCCTTACTTTGATCCTAAGATGTTTTCTATGCAATTGGACAAAAAAGATTACTATGTCTATTTAGGTCGTTTAACACAGCGTAAAGGAATTGACATAGCATCTCAGGTCTGTGAGCATCTTGGAGTTGAATTAATTCTTGGTGGTACTGGAGATTATCGTCCAGCCTATGGAACTTACATTGGAAATGTTAAAGCAGAAGACAGAGCAGCACTGCTAGGAGGTGCATTAGGAGCCTTCAGCCCTACCTTATACCTTGAACCAGGATGCAACTCACATCTAGAGGCCTTGGCTGTTGGAACACCCGTTATAACCACAGATCTAGGCATTTTTACTGAGACAGTTAAGAACGGATTTAATGGCTATCGTTGTAACTCATTTGCTGAATTTGTGACGGCAACGGAAAAAGTAAAGCACCTTGATCATAGAGCAATAGCCACAGATGCATATGCAAAATACTCTAGTGATATGATTAGATATCAATATGACAGATATTTTAGAAGACTGCTTAATCAGTTTGACAAGGGCTGGTACCAATTATAACGATTTGGTAACGATATTCCAAATATGGCTATATTAGTTGCATTGGTAATAATGCCATGATATACTTATTATATAGCAGCAGAGATGCTCCTAAATACTACTAGAAATGGGAATAAAATGAATATGGAAAATATGAACGCAGTTATTTGTGTCTTCTGTGAGACCATCATTGCGGATAAGATTGATTACAGCCAGACACAGTTCTGTGCAGATTGCAACGAATACAAGGGCATCACAACCGTTGGAGAATATCTGATGGAATACGGGTTGGTGAATGCATAATGACTATGGGACAAGCAGATTCTTATATAAAGAAATATGTTAACAATGAAATAATAGTTAAGAGATTTAAGTCTTATTTAGAAGAACAACCAGATGGTTGTATTGTTTGGACAGGAGCCAAATCAGATAAAGGCTATGGAGTATTTAATATTTACTTCAAGGCCAATACTAGAACCTATACTGTAAGAGCACATAGATTTTCTTATGCCCTTGCAAATGGCTTTAACAACTTGCCAATTGGCACAGATACAACACAGAACAGAAAAGTACTACATCACAAGTGTGAGAACAAGGCTTGTGTAAATCCTTCACACCTTGAGGTAGTTACTGATAGATTTAACTTAGGACGAGTCAATGACAAAAACATGTTCTAAGTGCAAAGAGACAAAGGATATAAGCGTCTTCTATAAGATGAAGGCTTATCGTCCTAATGATGATGGCTATGATTACTATTGCAAGACATGTCGCAATGTCTCAGTAAAGAAAACATGGGACACCAATAAGAAGAAATGTTCAACAGCAGGATGTGATAAGCCACACTATGCTCGTACAGTATGCAAGTGTTGCTATCATAAACTAATCAGACGAGAGAAGAAGGAAAACAAATGATACAGCAAGAACAAGCAAATCCAAGCACAGTACTTCCAAGTGGAGTGATGCTTTATGAAGCAGAAAAGATTCTTAACTTTCTAAACACAGGTATTGGAATTCTTCCAGGTACAGGTAGATCAGACTGGCCTAACCTAACTGATGAGCAGTTTGACTATATGCTTCGTATGCATAACAGACTAAATGCTTTCTACACTATGTACAGCCAGTCTAGTACGGAACTACCAGAAGAAGAGTAGTTTAATGCCAGAGTCTAGAGTTTGTTCTAAATGCAAGATTGAGAAGCCATTAACTGAAGAGTTCTTTGGTCCTCAGCAAAAGAATAAGGCTAGACTTCACACAGAATGTAGAGTATGTAAGAAAGCATACATGACCAAATGGCAGGCAAACAAAAGGGCAGAACAAGAAGTTGATAGGAAACGAGATAAGCATATGTACACAATCAAGGAACTAACAGCAGAAGAGAAGCAACAAAGGATGCATGAAGCCTATGCTTATATACATTATCAAGCATTTGGCAGGCCAATATCAAAACGGCAGTTAAAGGAAATAGAAGGCATTGAAGAATGATCTACAAGATTTACTACTGTAAAGATTGTAAAGCAGCATCAAAGGACGAGACAGAGTGTATCGTTTGTGGTAAGACTCAACTAGAAATAGGTTGGGTAGAAACAGTAGAATGGGAGAAAGATAAATGATGGAACTTGTATGGATGACAGTAGCAGGAGTTATAGCATTTACCAAAGGCAGAGGATTATTCAGATGGGTACTTGCTGCATATGTATTAGGATGGATAGCACCAGCAATCTTGATGTTCTTATCAGTAAAGGTAGACAAACTAAATAAACGCAAAGAGTTGTTTACAGAGGCAGTAGAAGAACATGTTGTTAAGCAAGAGTTTAAAGGTGTTAATAATGTTGATGACTTATTCAATCAGTTAGAGAAGCCAAAGGGATAAGTATGGATAACAATATGAGCGAAGGTAAGTTAACTAGGAGTCAGTATCTTACTCTTAAGTCTATGCTTACTGAGTTACCTGAACTACAGTCAGGTGCTGCATCATTTGTTAGTCCAGGTCGTTCAGGCTCAGGTGCACCAAGCACAGAGAGATCAATAGGATTTAATGTGAACGCATTAGATTATTCTATGGGTAAGGAAATCTTAGGGGTCATGCATAAGTATGAAGCCCTTATCCGTAGAGCAAGATCCCTTACTCCTCCAGCCTTACTGAAGAGAGAAGCCACAGTAGAACTAGAGGTTGCTGCAACAGTCTCATTCCACTTGGCTCATCTTGAATGGACAGTCCAACAGGATTGGGTGGAAGAGTTTGCGGGATCAATAAAGGAACTCCATAATAAAGGAATGGCAATCAATAAGAACTTCATAGAGAAGCCTAGAAGAATCCCATGTCCTACTGATGAATGCAGATCTCATATTGCTATAGATATAGATAATCTATTAGCAGGAGTAAGATGCCATAAGTGTCGTACTTCATGGACATTATATAGACTACTAGCCTTGGCTATGGCTAACCCTAATAGAACCTTTTGGTTAGATATAGATGCTATTTGTCTATGGATGAATCTGTCTAAGGTAGAACTTAATAAGATAGTTAGACAACATAATGTGCCAATGAAGAATGGTCTTTATGATATCTCTGCTATTGCCAAAGCAAGAAGTTTAATTGACTAATCTTGAAACATACTGTATAATAAGAAGCGACAGTGCAGAGCCTACCCAAAAACTGGACGGAATCAATAGAGTCCATTATTAGTAGTAATAACAATCAAAGGAATATATATGTTTAATATGTCCATGTCAGTAGGTCCAGTCAATGTTCAATTAGATACAGATGAGAGATTATCATTTGATGCTATTGATACATTATTAAATAGAGCAGCAGCCACAGCCCTTACCCTATTTGACCACCACCTGGGTAGTCTAGTCAAGTATGATAACTATGATAATGATATAGACTGTGATGAGTGCTCTGCTATTCCTGATGAATTAGATTAATTATATTAATTAAAATAAATACAAAGGTTTTATATTATGAAGTTTAATAGGCCGTGCCCTGGCTGTGGGATCCTAACAAGAAAATCTAGATGCGATCAATGTGCCAGACTACAGCAGGCAAGAAACCCAAGAAGAAGACATAATAAATATGATTACGAGTGGCAGAAAATGTCACGATTAGCAAGACAACTACAACCTTATTGCAGCAAATGCGGATCAACAAAAGACCTCACTGGGGACCATATACTGTCTATTAAAAATGGTGGATTAAATACACTTGATAATATCAGTGTTCTTTGCAGAAAATGCAACAGTTCTAAAGGTTAAAATAATCTAAATAAAACAAGGAAAACACCTGCCCCTGCCTGGCACAACCTGGGTATGGGTCAAAACTTGAGCGTGAATAATCTTTGTTTACCCTGGCTGCCCTCTTCTGTATAATATAGCGATATTATCAGATTTGGACATTTGGACAAATTTTGTCAACGATGTTGCAAAAAGGAATTCGTAGAAAAGGAAAAAACTAACTAATGACTCAACCAATTGCGGGAAGGCCACCTAAGCCTAATGAGATTAAAAGGCTAATGGGCAACCCTGGTGGAAGACCTTTGCCTGATTTAAATACGATTTCTCATTTGCCTATGGCTAAAGAAATACCAGCACCACCAGAAAATCTTAATCAATCTGGATTAGATTTATGGAATCGTGCTTGGGGAATCGCTGTAACTTGGCTTAGTCCAGTCAGTGATATTGAGGCAATTAAAAATGCATCCCATTTGGCTGATGCTAATGAGGCTGCTAGAGAAAGATATATGGTCTCAACAGAGCCTGCTGATGCTAAGGCTTATGTAGCAATTAACAGAGCATACACAGATGCATTGACCTCACTGGGCTTTGATCCAGTTTCAAGATCTCGTTTAGGAGTTGCAGAAGTACGAGTTGCAACATCCATTGATAAATTGTTAGAAAAAAGACAGAATCGTGCAAAAGTAATTTTTGAAGAAGACATAGACAACCAAGGGGCAACATATGAACCAAGTAGCAATTAACGACATAGGCAGTTTAGAAGACTTCCTAAAAGCAATAGACGAATCAATGAAGGAGTACTTTGTTGGCGATATTGTCACAGGAACAGTTGTTCAAATTGATCGTGAAGGAATCCTATTGGATATTGGCTGTAAGAGCGAAGGCCATATTCCAAAGAAGGAAGTATCTGCCAAGAGGCTATTTGATATTGAAGATATCGTCTCAATAGGCCAGGTTCTACAGGCTACTGTAATAGGCCTAGATGACGAAGGATATGTTCTCTCTATGAAAGAGGCAGAGGTTGAGATTCTATGGAACTCAGTTGAGGCCATATGGAATTCAGATGATAAGATTGTCTCTGGAGAAATCACTAGAATTGTCAAGGGTGGCATGATAGTTGATATTGGCCTAAGAGCATTTTTGCCAGCATCACAATTCCATGTTGATAAATCAGAGGACTTGGCTAACTATATTGGCCAAATTGTAGATGCCAAGATTATTCAGTTTGATAGAGAAAAAGGCAATATCGTCATCTCACGAAAAGCACTTGTTGAGTTTGATCAGAAGGAAGATAAGAAGATTCAGTTTAGTAAATTGGCAGTAGGCCAAGTACATACTGGCAAGGTTTCAGGTATTACTAACTTTGGAGTATTTGTTTCTCTTGGCTTAGTATCTGGTTTAATCCATCAATCTAAAATGGGCAAATGGACTCCTGAGCAATTTACTATTGGTCATGATTTACAAGTAGAAATCATAGATATTGATTTTGACAAGGATAGGCTCTCGTTAGCATTTAAGGGATAAGCATGGAGAAAATACAATCATGGCCTCCAACATACCTCTCTCCAATTTCCGCACTTGAAAAAGTTAATAGTCGTGGATATGATGTTATAGATTTTGCTGAAACATTATGTCGTATTACTGAGGATTCAATTGCAGGAAATGTAGGAGATAAATTAGTCCTGCGTCCCTGGCAGAAAGAACTGCTAATTAATTTATATGCAGAAGATGAGAATGGCCTTCTAAAACATCGTCGTGCTTTGATTGGGATTCCTCGTAAAGCAGGCAAGTCTGCACTCTTAGCGACTCTGGTCCTAGAGCAGTTATTGCTTGGCGTAAACGGTGGTCAGATTTATTCTTGTGCTGCAGATAAAGATCAGGCTAAGATTATTTTTAAAACGGTAAAGCGAATGATTGAACTAGAGCCAGAACTCTCAGAGGTACTGCAAACATTCAGAGATGTTATTTATAATCCAGGTACAGGCACAATATACAGAGCCCTTTCCTCAGAAGCGTTCACAAAAGAAGGTTTAAACTCCACATTTGTGGCCTTTGACGAGTTACATTCACAGCCAAATAGAGAGTTGTATGACACAATGTCTCTGTCTATGGGTGCTCGTTTAGAGCCAATGCTTGTGGCAATCACCACTGCTGGAACGAAATATGACTCATCAGGCAAAGAATCTCTGTGTTATCAGATGTATCAAAGAGGCGTACAATTAGCAAAAGGAGAAGTTGAAGATCCTTCCTTCTTTTTTGCGTGGTATCAGGGCGATGAAAAACTCAATTACAAGGACGAAGATAACTGGCGTTTAGCAAATCCTTCTTACGGCGACATATTATCTGCGGAAGATATGAAGTCTGCATCGCTATTGACACCAGAGGCTGAATTTAAAACTAAAAGACTTAACCTATGGACAGACAGTGCCCAGACATGGATACCTACTGACGCATGGGATGCATTAACTTTGAAAAACAGAGAGCAGATTCCACAAGAAGATGTTATACTTGGGTTTGATGGATCTTTTAACGGAGACTCAACTGCTATAGTTGCCTGGTACCTTGGTGGAGAAAAACCTCACCTAGATGTGTTAGCAATTTGGGAAAGACCAGATGATGCAGATCAAAACTGGTGGATTCCAGTAGCAGAAGTAGAACAAACAATTATTGATGCCTATAGAAATCCAGACTATAGCATGAGAGAAATTGTTTTTGATCCTGCAAGATACTCAAGAACATTTATGTTGTTTGATGAGGAAGGAATGCCAGTAGTGTCTTATCCAAATACTGCAGAACGCATGGTTCCTGCAACTGCTAAATTTTATGAGGCAGTCATGAATGGATCATTTACACACTCTGGACACGAAGCATTAAATAGACATGTAGCAAACTCTATGACTAAGACCTCATCAAGAGGACTTATGATTCAAAAAGCAAACAGCAAAAAGAAGATTGACGCTTGCGTAGCAGCAATCTTTTCTTATGATCGTGCAACAGTGCCAGTTCCAGTAAAGCCTGTAGCAAGATACTATTCACTATAAGGAGAAACATGAAAACAAAGAAGCCAAACATAGACTGGTCATTAACGACTGAAGTAGTTGGAGTTGCCCTAGCATCATATGGCCTATTCTTAATTTTTCCTCCTGTTAGTTTCATCGCACTTGGCGGATTTTTAATCTGGGCTACGGAGAAGGAATAACATGACAGCAGGTATATACAATTTCACAATTGACCAGGGTGCTCAATACACTACTCAAATTATTTGGGCAGACAGTAGTGGCAATCCAATTAACCTAACTGGTTATACTGCTGCTATGCAATTAAGATTGCAGGCTGCTTCTCCAAATCCTTCTGCTTTAAATTTAACCTCTTCTAATGGAGGAATTACAATTACACCACTTGCTGGAGAAATGGATATTCTTATGACTTCCGCACAAACAGGGGCTCTTGATCCAGGATTTTATGTTTATGATTTAGAAATCGCTCTTGGCTCAGTTGTTACAAGAATAATACAAGGACAGATCACAGTATCTGCACAGGTGACTCAATAATGGCTGCTAATAAAGTTATAGTAAATACAAGCACTAATCAAGTAACAGTTCTTGATGGACCAGAAGGTCAAACAGGCCCAACTGGTGCCACAGGTGCCACAGGCCCTACAGGAGTTACAGGTATAACAGGCCCTACAGGTCCAACAGGACCAACAGGATCTACTGGACCCACAGGACTCACAGGAGTAACTGGAAACACTGGACCAACTGGTCCTACTGGAGTTACAGGAGACGCAGGAGTTACTGGCGACACTGGTCCTACAGGTGTAACTGGCGACACAGGTCCTACAGGACCAACTGGAGTTACTGGTGATGCAGGTGTGACTGGTGATACTGGACCAACAGGTCCCACAGGAGTTACTGGAGACACTGGTCCAACAGGACCAACTGGCGTTACAGGAAACACTGGCCCTACAGGTGTAACAGGAAATATTGGTCCTACAGGACCCACAGGAGTAACAGGTGATACTGGACCTACAGGTCCAACAGGAGTCACTGGAGATACAGGAGCAACTGGCGTAACTGGAGACACAGGTCCCACAGGACCTACAGGTGTAACAGGAGACGCAGGAGTTACAGGAGCAACAGGTGTTACAGGAGACACAGGTCCAACTGGACCTACAGGAGTCACTGGTAATACAGGATCTACTGGACCTACAGGAGTTACAGGCGATACTGGTCCTACAGGACCAACAGGAGTTACAGGAGACACTGGACCTACAGGTCCAACAGGAGTCACTGGAGATACTGGTCCTACAGGACCAACAGGTCCTCAAGG